CTCCTGCCTAACTTACGTTAGGGGTTGTACAAGTTAATGTACACAGCAGTTTCCCACTGCCGCCAAACCGGGGTCTTTCCATCAAAGACCTTCGGTGGAATGTAGTCCCAATTAGGACTACATCGTCGCTTCACACGGTAAGGGACCTTATTATGCCTAATAAGGATTTGACCGTGTCTTAGTTCGCCTCGTAACAGGGAGGTATACAACCCAGAAGGATTGTATATCAAGTTACGAACCTTCAATGGGCGAATAACTCGTCCATCTTCAAAATTGTACGAGAACGATTTAGGTGAGAAGTATCTATAAAGATACGACCCATTTGGATCGCGCTTCGGGCAACTAAGAAGCATAGATGGAACCTTAATACCGGCGTCATCAGACTCTCCGAAAGGCACCAAAAAGGTAAGAAACCTCTTTGGCAACCAGTCTAGAAGAAGTCTGATGCTCCTCGAAAGAGGAATACCAGTAAGAGAGGACCACCTATTGAGAAGGTTGATGGCGACAAAGAGATCCTGTGGTGTGTCAAGCTTACGAATGTAAACTGGGCGCACAGGCTGACCTCTAAAAAAGTCAGCCCCACAGGATTCCCTAAACGGTCCTTCAAAGAAGGACTTCGAGCTATTGACAGAGAAACCAAGCTGCTCGAGGACTTTCACAATAGTATGATAAACTCGTTTATCAACTATAAGATCGTCACCAAAACAGCTCCAATTCCTCTGAACCGCATCATCATGGATTTCAATCCCATGAAAATGGTAGGTAGCTCGTATCAAAGAACTGAATATGAGAGTCTGCAAAGGGAACGTAAAACCGTTCCCCATTGTAGAAATCATAAACAGTGGCACAAATGACCCGTTAACCTCCATCTTAGGAGATCTCAATTCCATTAAGGTTTTGAAAAACCAAGACGGAAAGAGAAACTCACAAAGGCGGATAGAAACCGAGTCAGATGCTGACGCCAAGTCGATAGTACAATAACTATCATCCTTAGAGCCAGCGTGTGCAAGTCGTATATTTATAGAGGGTAACTTCGATAAATCACTATTAAAGTGACTCGAGAGTCTATCCTCCAGAAGAGTGCCAAGTCCAAGCTGATAGAACATATTCAGTGAGGGCTCGACACAAATCATACGACTAATCTTCGATGATTTAGGAACGAAGCGACATCTGCTTCCGTTAACTATGGTCAGGTCTTTATACTTTGAGCGGCGTTGGCGTTCCGCCTCGTCCCAAAGCGTAAACCATTCTACATAGTTACTGTACAAAGTGTACAGATCAGTGCGGGTAGCGGTTATAGATGAAGAGAACAACTTAGCATAAAGCGAAGTTGAACCAGCACCTATGGCCGATCCCGGCCCAACTCGACCATATTTCAAAATATCGAAATATGACGAGAAGAGCATGTCATGAGAAGGATGAAGAAAGTCATCAATAATACGTTTCATCTCTGAAATTATTATATGTGACTTCTCATCTATCTCACCTAAGTCCCAATTCAAGCATTTTAGATTGCAAGAATTGAACTTAGCAAGACATAACTTATCAAGTTCACTACTAGAGTCTGGCAGAAACTTCAAAAGAAGCCCCTGACGCAGGCGCTGAGCAGCAAAACTACGATATGTTAAATCTGGAGGCAACTCATCCACAGATAAACCGTGAATAAGATGTCCAACATCACTTTCTACGGACGAGAAAAGAGCTTTAGAGCGAGTGCTCATAAAGTTTTACTCCCAAGGAAAAGCAGAAAAGCCTACTGGTTTAACCCAGCAGGTTGAAGGCTCCGAATAACAGCGCTAGCTGTAGCACCGATAGTCTCTAAAAGGGGACTACCGGAAGCCATCAGAATAGCGATGCCAATAAGAGCCCAACGCTTCCATTTTGTCTCTGGAATCATAATTAAATGACTCCAGAGGTCAAAGTGTCACCGATCGACGCGGAGATCTGAGTAAGAGCTCCGAGCATAAGTGACATGGCAGCTCTAACATTCGCTGCATCGGCTACATCCGAACCAGCAGGAACATCAACTGTGAGAACCGCTTGAAGCGGCACAGCTGACTGTCCTGCTAGAGGGGTGACGCCTTTGCGAACACGAATGGTGTAGCTGTTCCTCGGCACTGATCGCAATACACCAGTAACCGGATCCACGACTCCAAGTGCTTTTAAGACTTGAGGCCGCGAAAGGGTAATGGTGAAAGGTCGACTTGGCGACGAACTAGAATCGACACCAG